TTTCCGCTTTGGCGTAGGGATTACTACGATTTAGCGGGTTTATGGAGGATTGAGCACAATGTCAAGTGTATTTGAGACCGTAGTAAGTAGGTCTGTGAGTTGTTGTTGTGTCATTGGTTTGTCGCGGTCTGAAAGGACTTTCACGAATGCCGCGACGATGACTTGGTGTTGGCTCAGTTTACTGAGGATTAGGAGCCGTTGAATAGAGGTGATCTGCATTGCTAGTTGTCCCCTGCAAGTAGCTTTTGCGGAAGTACTTTTGATTAAGAGCATAGGCGGACGCTTTTAGCGCCCGCCATGCGTTATCAAATTCGTCCGTGTCTTTTATAGCCTGCGTCAGTGTATGTGTATGTCTCTGCAGGCTGTTGGTTATAGTTGTGCGGGTTGAACCGCGCAAAGAATGTAGCGGCGATGGGGTCCGAACGATATGTTCGCCCATCTCTGCCAGTGAAGGTATGGGGTTCTTTGAAGAGTGGTGGTTTCTTCTTTGGTTGTATTGTCTCAGTGCTTCCTGCTGGAGGATTGCTCTGGGTATCTTCCTGTTGTTGATCTTCGTGTTGAGACTGTTGCAGCTTGCTACTGCGAGAAGCTGGCTTGGGGTTAACGTTGATAGTAACTCCTGCGGTATTGTTTGCCCGAGGTTTCTTGTCCGGCGGATTCGCCATAGATTTTCCGTCCTTTTTTTACTAGTGTACGTTTTGGTTATGTATTTACTCATGTATCCCGCGATATGCAGCGGGGATTTGATGAGATAGGATTGTTGTGTCCTGTTATCGTAAGGCCATCTATATCCTTTCTTGCCGTAGGCATCTTGTGGGCTGTACCTGACCATTATTGGTGAGGTGAAGCCGTGTAGCCAGCGTGCTTTGAAGACGTTGAGTTCTCGTCTGTATGGCACGCGTAGGGCTTTGTTCGGGTCCTGTGCTTCTGCAGGCAGGTGTGAGAACAGGTGTAGGACGTGTATGTGTAACCGTCCGTGTTTTGCGCCTTCTTCGATGACTGCGCAGTAGGTATGATACTCTTTGCCTTTTGCGTTGCGTGTTGAGCCATATGCGGCTTTGGCACAGAGGTTATCTATTTGGCGGATATACTTTTGAAATGCGTCGCTCTCCGGGTGGAACACTTTGTAGTATTCGCCGGGTGCGACGGTGAGTGTGTTGAATAGCATGAACCAGCCTTGAGAGGCACGGTAAGCTATCTCCCATGCGAGCCTCGCCTCATGTGAAGCACAGCGGGCCTGCCGGCCCGCTGTGTTCATGTTGTCGATAAGGGCCTGCTCTAGGGGACTATGCTGAGCTTTGCCTGGCATAGGTAGGCCGGTGAAGATCGCGGCCAGTATATCCTTTACGGGCAGCCGCAATTCGGGCTGCCCGAGGGTGTGTGAATTAAGTTCAGTACTATCTAGTCGGAGTCCTGATTTTAGGTCCGTGAGCCGCGCCAGGGCGGCCGAGGCCGCCGTGGCGTGACGCGGGCTGTAGAGCGCGCTGTGGTATTTTTGGTAGTATTCCGCATTCTGCTCGATGGTCTGCGCCAGTGTGGTTAGTTTGCGGAATGCGCGATACGTCGGGTCCACGATAGTAAGATCCGTGATTTTCATGGTTTCGGGATGCGTCTGTCCAATGTGTCCTGAGGCATTCCGGCGTCCTGTGCGCCTTGTACCATGTCCTTGAGGAATTTGTTTATGCCGCCGAACGCGTCTTGTCCTGCTTGTCCGGCCGCACGCACTTGCGGGAGCATCCAGTTTGCCAGTGCTATTGCTTCGGCGTTTAGGCTATTGAGTGTGCCGCTGTCCATGCGCCCAAGAGCGCTGCGGATAGCGTTCGTGTTGTTTTCTGTTCCCGTGCTATATTGTTGGGCGATTTTTGCGAGCTCGCCCCATGGGCCGCGTTGTTTGATCGTTACGGGGCCTAGATTATAATTGAATTCTGGCAATAATGGCGCGATAACGCCGATTAGCGACACGAGCGCTTGATTGTGTACGTTCATAGTTTGCGCTTGCGTGAACGATTGTTGGTCTATCGTTAAATTTTTGCTTTCTTCCGTGGCGAGCGTTTGTGCCGCGGTGAGTAGCGTTTGCGCTTCCGTTTGTTTCAACTCCGCGAATGGCTTTCTACCGTTGGCGGTTTGTATGTTTGTAATTGCGAGAGCGTTTTCATTGCTCATTTGGGTGGTTTGTACTTGCGTGCCGGTTTGTTTATCGATGGCATACTTGTTTTGCGCCATGCTCATTGCGGCGGTTGCGAGTTGTGTTTTGTTGTTCATTTTAGCAATTTCGAGGGGAACGAGCTGAGCCATGTAGTCCCCTTTAGATGCCCCCTGACTGGCACCCCCGTATGCCGGAGACGGCAGTGGAGCTGCTCCGCCTTGTCCCATAATCTCCCAGGGGGACATGCCCAGGGCCTGTCCTGTACTTTGAATGCGGTCGATCTGTCGCTGCGTATCTTCACCATATGTCTCCCTTTGATATGTATTATAGGCCCCCGCTTGCGCGGGGGCCAACCCTTCTAGGTATTGTCCTTGTAGGGCGATATCTCGTGGTGCGAGCCTTTCTGATGTGTCCATCATGAATTGCATGTCGCGCCATGAGGGTCTGTCTTTTCCGACCCCGAACAGGTTACCAATTGCTGCTACACCTCCGGCTGCTTGTCCTACCTGGCCTAGTCCTGCGAGGAAGCCTTCCATGATTACCTCCGAGTATCGCGATAGGCGATATTTTCTTGGTCATTGAGTTGCCGTGCCGCGCACTTAATGTGAAACGAAGACAGCGTCAGACTACCTCCTGTGGTATTAACCAGCCTGAACCCATGCACATAATTACCTGCAGGATTCAATTCATTCATGATCACCTGCGTTTTATACTCTAGATGCCGCCACACGACGTCGGTGTTGTCGCGCGTGACTTCCCGTTCGTGTTCGAGCTGCAAGAACCCTTGAGACGCGTCCATTGGACCGAACAACGCCCCTGTCGCTGAATCCGTCCTGGCAAAGACGGGCATGATGCAAGCCTTGTTTGACAGCAATATGCTTATGCAGCCGACCACTTCGATTCCTACTGTGTCCCCGGCGAGTGGCTGGGTAACGGTCACCTGTTGAACCAGCGCTAATTGCTCAAGCGTGGGAAGACTTTCAGTACCATTCCACGTAATATTAGTATAACCGAAGTCGAGTATTGGAGACGCGTTAATCGCGTTACACCTAAATGTGCCGACTGAGGCTGCGTTTGTATACGGTGTCCAATCTGCCGTACTGTTGGTCTGCGACCTAATATATATGTGCGGTGTCCCGATCCTGTTTGCTCGAAACATTTAATTTACTCCTGCAAAGATGCTGGCTTTAACGCCGGGTACCCGACTGTATTTCGCACAGCGGATTTGCGCGTGAATTTGCGCTTGTCCGATTTGTTGGGTTTGGAACGTGTTTTTAAATTCCTCGTCCGAGTGATACAGGAAGTCCTGCAACTGTGACGTCCCGTATTGCGAGAATGGATAGCCGGGAATGCTTTCGAAGTTTGTATGCACAACGTTGTTTTGGAAGCGATACCATTGTCCATACGGTTCTCGTACACTGTCATTTGACAGTGGCGTGTAGCCCGACGTGTCTTTGAGCCACGCGTCGCCATTCCAGATGAGTGGCGGTTGCACCGCGAGCAGTTTGGGATCTCCTGCGATTTCGAGATAGCTGGGATTAGGATTCTTCAGCAGTGGGTGGACTTCGCGAGTGTTGACCAGAGGATACCGCATGAGTGCCACCACGAAGACGAAGCCGTGCTCTGCGAAGTGTTTACGAGGCATACCAAAAGAGATGCGCTCGAGGGTTTTACCCTGGAACGTTCCCAAGGTAGCGTCGTCCGTGCCGTCGATATCGCGGCCCGACATCATGGACGTAGAGCGTCCCAGCATTTCGGGCATAAGATTTCGTGGGTCCACATCCCCAGACAGTTTCGAGCCCCAGTTTTCGGCCATGATATCCTGATAGAAGTGTCCGAACCATGCGCGTGACGCCTCAGTCTCGTACAGTGCTTGCACTTGCGCGAGCGATTGTATTGTAAATTCGCCGCCGGAGACGGCCACCGTGTTATCGTTGACGAGCGTGATATCTTCGACCTCAAGGCCCTGAGCTTCCCACCCGGTTGTTGCGTCATATTGTTGGTTTGCTCCGTTGAGTACGTGTGGCAATCGTGCGGCGAGGAGTCCGTATTTGCGGCAGTTTGCTGCTCCCGTTTCGGTCGTCGGGAACCAGTCGTAAATCGTGAGTGCGCCCGAATGATTTGGTCCCACTGAGAATGACGGAACTGCGAAGTAGTTGTGGTAAATCCGGTTCATCCCTTCTACGAGTGTGCGATGCACCGTTGCGCCGGTAATGGGTAGGCAGAGGTAATCTGCGTCTCTATAGCCTGCTCCGACTGATACGCCGGTGAACGTTTTGTCTTCGTCCATGCCTTCGTTGATAAAATCGATCCATGTTTGACCGAAGACGATGCGATGCGGAACGTGGAAAGCGACAATGTCGACCTGGCATTCCGAGACGACCTCCTTCCGCGTCGGGGCCAAACGGGCGATACCGTCGATACTGAGTTCCAACGATGCACCGGCTTCCACCGGAATGACCGTGAGTGTTTGGATGCGCCCGATATGTAGGGCGCGATGGCTCAGGTGTGAGAGATCGTATTTATTGCGGTTATCCATTGATTTTGGCCGTTTTAATGAGTTGACGGATTTCGTGGCGAGCAGTTTCCGCCCCTACTGTCAGAGCGATGCACAACATGATATTGTTGTAATTCATAAGGTTGCGGCGGCTTTCGCCGCCGCCCCTTCAAATGCTGTGTGTGAAGCCAAAGAGTGCCATTGCGGCGATTACGACCTGCGGAATAAGGCCGTTGATAGCGTCGCGGAGCGTACGATAGAAGTGTTTCCGCTGTTCTTTGTTTGGCATTAAATGTTTCTACCTCCTCGATAGAAGATGCGTTTGGCTTTTTTGACGCGCGGGCGTCCCGTAGTTTTTCTCATTGGAGTGCATTCCTTTCTGCTTCTTCTTGGGCGAGGCCGAGACGAGTACGGAAGTTTTTGCGTGCTTCCGATGATGCGTCGTGATTCGAAAGTTGCAGTACGAGAGCAAACAGTTGGTCGCCTGACGTTTTGCCGACTTCTGCGGTTGCTTGCGCACGTGCGGAGAGTTCAATTGCGCCGACGCCGGTTTGTCTTTCTTGTGCCAGCCATGTGCATGCGAGCATGCGATTAGATGGCGCGACGAAGCTGGCGACGATAGCGGCGACGTATTCCGATGGCACTACGATTTTTGAGATGCCTTGCACTTCGAGTGTTCCGAAGATGAGGGCGTTAAGTGTCCGCATGACGATAGGAAGATGCGGGCGAAGCCACACCGTCCGATCGCTTACAAGTTCAAAGTCTTGTTGTGAGATGCCGAGCGTGTCAAAGTCCGCTGCGGCATATTGGTCAATGACTTTGAGTGTGGCTAGTGCGGTTTCGTATGACAGATTGGCTTTCATTGTTGTGCCTTTGGTTAGAGTTGTTTGGGCTCGATGCACCCCGCGCCGGGCTTCGCCCGTCTAGGGGTGCAGCTCGCGCCTTGGGATTAACCCAGCAATACGGGAGGAAGTCAACGGGCTTATTGCTTTCGCAAGCCCGTTGGCTCCCTCCCTTCCGTTAGCCTGGTCTAATCTAATTTGATCCTGAGCGCTTGAATGCGCTGCAGTTCTTGACGGTGCAGTTCCTGCACCGGTTTCGGCGTGCGGACGTTGCCCGCTTGCCGTTTTTGCGCTGCTTCATAGAAGTTCAGCGCTGTTTTGATAATATCCCTTTCAACTTCGTTGAATAGGGGTTGTTTTTCAGTTGCCATTTGTGCTTTTCCATTTTCCGCTTTGGCGTAGGGATTACTACGATTTAGCGGGTTTATGGAGGATTGAGCACAATGTCAAGTGTATTTGAGACCGTAGTAAGTAGGTCTGTGAGTTGTTGTTGTGTCATTGGTTTG